ATATCCAGACCCACTTGGCTTTCATGCAAGACCCGAAGATTCAGAAGCTGGCGGCGCAAAGCCCGAACGCCAATCTGCTGTCTGCGGCAATGCAGGCCCATATTGCAGAGCATGTGGCTTTCCAGTACCGCAAGGAAATCGAAGAACAGCTCGGTGTCCCGCTCCCGCCACCGGAAGAGCCATTGCCGGAAGATGTCGAATACCGTTTGTCGCAACTGGTTGGCCCTGCCGCCGACCAACTGCTGGGCAAAGACCAAGCCGAAGCTCAGGCCGAGAAGAACGCGCAAGAGTCCCAAGACCCCATCCTGCAATTGGAAATCCAGAAGCTGGAACTCAAGAAACAGGAAATGCAAGACAAGAACCAGCGCGAGATGGCGAAAATCAACGCCGACCTCGAAAAAGCCAAGCTCAAGGCCAACATGGACGAAAACCGCATCAAGTCGCAAGAGCGCATGGAAGGCACCCGTTTGGGCGTGGAAATCGCCAAAAGTCGGAGCCAGCAGGCGCTTACCGCTGAACAAGTCGCCAACAAGGCCAAAGAAGCTGGCATGCGCTTAGGCATGGATATGCTTGCCAAGCAGGAAGACTTGCGCATTCGGAACAAACAAATCGATATTAGTAATCAAGTGCCAAGTGGTGGAGATAACGAATGAGTAATGACTCTGTGACCGGTTATATCCGCAAAAAGCTCCGCGAAGAGATGAACGCCGTAGCCGACCATATGGCCTCTGGCGGATGCGCCAATATTGACGAATACCGCTATTGTTGCGGGAAAATCGAGGGGTTGGCGGTTGCCGAGCGAGAAATACTTGACATCGAGAAAAAATTGCAAGATGATTAAACGCAGTAACGAATTCACTGCATAACGCAGTGCGAACATGACTCCGGCATGCTAACTCTCCGGTGCGAGGCAAAAATGTCAGAAGAAGACACCAAAACAGCAAGTCAGCTCCCCAAGCCAACAGGTTACAAGATTCTCATTGCACTCCCGGATGTAGAGGAAAAAACTGAAGGCGGTATCATCAAGTCAACCCAAACGGTTCAAAACGAAGAAGTTGGCAGTATCGTAGGTTTCGTTCTCGAAATGGGTCCGGATGCCTATGCCTCCGAAGCCCGCTTTCCGAGCGGCCCGTACTGCAAGACTGGTGATTGGATTGTGATGCGCTCTTACAGCGGTACCCGCTTTAAGGTGCATGGCAAGGAGTTTCGTTTAATCAACGACGACAGCGTGGAGGCAACGGTCGAAGACCCGCGCTCTGTGGTGAAAGTATGACAACTGCCGAAGACAAATTTTTTGGCGTGATGGCTCCCGTGGAACGCCCCGGTGCAAACAAAGTGGAATCTGAAGACAATGATGTCCTTGTTGACATTATTGACGACCTGCCCAAAAAGCCCGACCGGGCTGGCGGAGCGGCAGATGACCACGATGAAGACGAACTGGCTGGCTACAGCGAAAAGGTACGCAAGCGTATCGGTAAGCTGAAGTACCAACAGCATGAAGCAGAGCGCCAGCGGGAAGCCGCCGAACGCATGCGCGAAGAAGCCATCAGCTATGCCCAACAGCTCGCCACCAAGAATCAGCAGTACGAACAACTGATTCAACGCGGCGAAGGCGCACTGGTACATCAAATCAAGACCCGCGCCCAGCTTCAACTGGACGCCGCAAAGTCGAAGTACCGTGATGCCTACGAGCAGGGCGACACCGACAAAATCATCGCCGCGCAGGAAGAACTCCTGACGGCCCAAACCGAATTCCGTGAAGCTGAAAAGCACGAACGCACGCTCCAGTCACGACCCAAACCGCAAGCCCCGGCCCAAGCTCCTGCCCAAGCCGCCCAACCACAGCAACCCAAGTTCACCCCGCCGGTACCCAGTGAGAAAGCTCTCAAATGGTCCGAGCGCAATTCGTGGTTTGGCCCTAAAGGCAACAAGGAAATGACGGCATTGGCCTATGGTGTACACGAACGACTGATTCGTGATGAAGGTGTTCAGCCGGATACGGAAGAATACTACAATGCAATTGACGAGGCCGTTCGGACTCGGTTCCCCGAACACTTTGAGCAGGAGGCCCCAGTGCGCCAGACCCCTCAACGCCAACCCAACTCGGTGGTGGCACCTTCCAAGCGAAGCAATGCCGTAACACCGCGCAGAATCCAACTGACTGCTACCCAAGTCTCTCTCGCTAAGAGGCTCGGCTTAACGCCGGAGCAGTACGCCAAACAACTCATCAAGGAGAGCAATAATGGCTGAAGAGCGCACAGTACGAGTAGAGCGGAAAGATGAAGTCCGTCCAACGGACACATGGCTACCGCAATCCTCGCTTCCGGTTCCCCAACCCCGTGAGGGCTGGGTACACCGCTGGGTACGAACCTCGTCACTCGGTCGCGCCGACAACACCAATGTCTCTCGCATGATGCGTGAAGGTTGGACGCCGGTCAAAGCCGAAGATTATCCGGAACTCCAAATCCTGTCCGACCACAATTCCCAGTTCAAGGGGAATATCGAAGTGGGTGGACTGCTCTTATGTAAGGCACCGGAAGATATGATGAAGTCCCGCCAGCAGTATTACCAGCAACTTTCGGATAGGCAAATCGAAGGCGTGGACCGTTCCTTCCTTCGGGAAGGTGACCCCCGTATGCCGCTCCTTAATCCGGAGCGTAGTACGAAAACATCGTTTGGTCGCGGTTAAAGGCGACTACATTCCCACACTTTTTAAGAGGTATTCAACATGGCATCTGGTACTGAAGTATCAGTCCCCTATGGACTGAAACCGATTAACCTTGTCGGTGGTCAGGTATTTGCGGGTTCCACCCGTATGTACCCGATTCAATACGGCTACGCCACGAGCATCTTCAATGGTGATTTCGTGAAAGTCGTTCGAGGTTCGGCCACCCGTGCCGCGATTGGAGCAACAACTGACTCCAACGCCATTACGGGTGTTTTCTTGGGTTGCTCGTACACGGACCCGACCACTAAGCAAAAACGCTTCTCGCAATACTGGCCCGCTTCCACGCTGGCTGGTGATGCTGTTGCGTACATCAATGACGACCCGGATACCGTTTACAAAGCGGCTGTCTGTTCGTCTGGTGTGGTTATGGCCTCCGGCGCTTACGCTCTGGTCGGCACCAACCTGTCCTGCATCGACAATACCGGCAATGTCAACACGGGCAACTCGCAGAACGCGATTCTGGCCCCGGACAACACCCCCGTAACCACCATCCTGCCCCTGCGTGTTCTGGGCGTGGTCGAAGAGACCTCGTTTAGCTTCACGGCAACCGGCTCGTCCTCCGGCGCAACCCTGACCCTCACCGGTTCGGGAACCCCGCAGGCCATTCCGGTGGGTACCAGCGTTGGCTACTACGCCGCGAACGGTGAACTGATTCAAACCGGTTCGTTCGTGGATACCGCCGCCGCTGTTGGCGACACCAGCATTGTGCTGAATGCCGCCATCGCTGTCCCCGGTTCTGTCACTGCAATCCCGGCCTCCTCGACTGTCGTGTTCACGGTTTTCCGCGAACTGCTGGTCAAGGTGAATGTTCTCACCCACGGCTACTACAGTAGCGTAACTGCCTAAAGGAGCTAAATCATGGCAATTTCACGCGCCCAGATGTTGAAAGAACTCCTTCCGGGTTTGAACGCCCTGTTCGGTTTGGAGTATGAGCGGTACGAAGAAGAGCATACGCTCATCTACGAAACCGAGTCCTCGGAAAAGGCCTTTGAAGAAGAGGTCAAACTCTCCGGATTCGGCACCGCTCCGGTTAAAGCTGAAGGTCAAGCCATCGCGTATGACAACGCGCAGGAAGCCTTCGTTGCCCGCTACAACCACGAAACCGTTGCTATGGGTTTCTCGATTACTGAAGAAGCAATCGAAGATAACCTGTACGACCAGCTATCGGCCCGTTACACTAAGGCTCTGGCTCGTGGTATGGCGAACACCAAGCAAGTCAAAGCGGCGGCTCTGCTCAACAACGGTTTCACCACCTTTAAATCCGGTGATGGTTCCACCCTGTTCAGCACCTCCCACCCGCTGGTGTCTGGCGGTACCAACAGCAACCGCCCGACCGTGGCGGCTGACCTCAACGAGACTTCGCTGGAAGACGCAATCATTCAGATTGCTAACTTCCTCGATGAACGCGGTCTGCTGATTGCGGCCCGTCCGCGCCGTCTCATTGTCCCGTCCAACCTGATGTTCGTGGCCGAGCGCCTGATGGAGACCAGTCTCCGCACCGCAACCGCCGATAACGACATCAATGCCATCAAGAACATGGGAGCAATCCCGGAAGGCTACGCCGTCAATCACTACCTGACGGATACCAACGCCTTCTTCATCATCACTGATGTTCCGAATGGCATGAAGCACTTTGTCCGCTCGCCGATGTCAACCGGCATGGACGGTGACTTCGATACCGGCAATGTGCGCTACAAGGCCCGCGAGCGTTATTCGTTCGGCGTGTCCGACCCGCTGGGTATCTACGGTTCGCCGGGTTCGTCCTGATAACCACAGAGTCACAGCACCACTGGAAAGCCCTCTTCACGGAGGGCTTTTCTTTACTTGACAACTGCCACATGAAAGCGTTTAATCATAGTACCGGGACAACCCCGGCGCACTTGACAGACCCGGCTGACGACATGCAGACAGGTGCGCCTACTCGCATGTGAGGATTTAAACTATGTCTCGTACCACTTTCTCCGGTCCGGTTGCTTCCGACAATGGCTTTGAAGGCAACATTGATGCGACCAGCGCCACCATCGGCTCCATCACTATTTCTGGCGCGGCCACTGCGTCTTCTGGTGTTGTTTCGGCGCAAATTGGTTTCATTCCGGTATCTATCGGCGGCGTTACTAAATACATCGCCCTGTACACCAGCGTAACCCTGTAATCCACCAACCTGATTACGGAGAACGCTCATGGCAGGAACAGTGCAATATGATGTCTGGGCAGTAACCCCGGAACAAAGCAATACCGAGTATTTCAAGGCTTCTGCGACCATTGCTTCCAGTGGCTCGATTGCTTTGTTGGCAAACAATCTGGGTTACAACGGAACCGGATACAAAGTGTCAATTACCTCAGATGGTGTTGAAACTGGCAAAACCTTTACCATTACGGGTTTGCGTGTTGGTTCAAACGCAAGTAATGTTTCGCCGCAAGTTGAAACGCTTTCCGGCCCTAGTGCCGGTATCGTCTATTCCGCAAATTACTACACCAGCATTCAAAGCATTTCTGTTAATGCTGGCTCTGCTGGTGGTGTGAAAATCGGATTCGGCGGTGACATTGCGTTTCCGCGTGCGCGTATTAAGAGTGGATTCTACCTCTCTGCATCGACCGCAGGCACCATTACTTTAACGGCTAAACCGTCCAACACGGTGATTATGAAACTGCCGACCGGTGGTGATACCAGTGTTCATAACATTATTATTCCGGGTGAGGGCATTTTGACCACCAAAGGCAGTAATGATGATTATGCGGTGCTTACGATGTCTCAAGTAGCCACTTCCAACATTACGCTGTTCTGCGGTTAAACGGAGTCGGTCATGGCAGGCAAAGACCCACGATTGGCAAGAGCCGGTGTTTCAGGGTTTAATCAGCCGAAACGCACGCCAAGCCATCCGAAAAAATCGCATGTTGTTGTTGCCAAAAGCGGTGACAAGGTGAAGACCATTCGCTTTGGACAACAAGGCGTGCAGGGTGCTGGCAAGAATCCGACATCGGCCAAAGACAAGGCCCGCAAGAAATCGTATTACGCCCGCCATAACGCTCAAGACGCCAACCCGGACAAGCTATCCGCCCGGTATTGGTCTCATAAAG